TAGCTGCTGCCCAGTTGGGACGCAGGGCATACGGATTTGAGATTAAAAAAAAGTTCTTTGCTGATGCGAATAAATTTGTGTTATCACGTATCCAGCAATCGCTATTTCAATAATTCAAGATAAATATGATGAGCAAAATAGATTTGAATACCCTCCGTGATATGGCCTACAAAAACGCTTGTGAGCACGGATTTCACGATCAGGAGTTGAGCAATGAACATTGTCTTTGCCTAATAATATCGGAGCTAATGGAGGCTGTGGAGGCAGATAGGAAAGGAAAACAATTCAATAAAGATGCGAAAGAGACCTATGAACTCATACAAAATGTGAAGTTCTGCAAGGTTATATTTGATAATTATATCAAAGGAAGCGTTGAAGAGGAGCTTGCCGATGCTGTAATCCGCTTACTGGATTTGGCTGGATTGCGAAATCTGAATCTTAACAGGTTTGCACTTGTCAATGTAGTATCCAAGAAAAAGACTTTCACGGAAAACATCTATGCCATCGTAAAAGACATAATGAACTATAAATACTCATTGGAAGAGCAGGTTAATTATGCGATTACACAAGTATTCGTATTGTCGGATATACTTGATATTGATTTGCTCTGGCACATCGAGCAGAAAATGAAGTATAACGAACTCCGTGAAAAAATGCATGGGAAGAAATACTAATCTAATAAACCATAAAAATGGAACAAGAATTAAGCGCAATTAATCCGTATAACGGAATGTTCGGGCAGCAAGGTTGGATTTGCCCGAAGTGTGGGAGGGTATATTCACCTTTTACCCAAATGTGTTTGTATTGCAAACCCAATAATACAAATACTATTTCTAATCTTGTCGACCTTTCTAATATGACCGAAAGTGAAGAAAAATTAAGAGAAAACCGTAAAACAGACTAATTATGAAGCAAATAGAAAAAGCAGCAGAAAAATATGCTCTTGAATGTCAAAAAGAAGAAGGTTATCCTTCTCCGATGTATGATAGCTGTGATGCTAAGGATATGCGCGAATGTGCTTTCAAATCCGGTGCTGAATGGCAGGCAAAGCAATCCCCGTGGATAAGCGTAGAGGACAGGTTGCCAGAAGGGAATACAGGTGTATTCTTCACAGTAGAATGGAATGATATCTATAAAGTGGGATACTTTGTTGGATTGTATTATGAGGATGGACAATGGGAGTCGGAGCGTCGGATATTCTTACCTAATTCATCTTTGGTGCGTGTAACCCACTGGATGCCTATTCCTTCTTTCGATGAAATATTGGAAGCCAACAGAGATGTGTTAGAACGGATTAAAGAGAAAGGAGATTAAAATGAGTAGAAGTAAAGAATATAAGGCCGTTAAAAATTACATTCATAACGAATTCGGTTTATCTAGGGATTATATAAGGGAAATTATGATTCCATTAATTAAAGAAGAGGTTAACCGTGTTTTCCGAAACACTTACGGGGATGATGTAAGTTTAGAAAATTGGATTCGTAATATGGTAAACGATGAAATAAAACAAAGAGATTTTAATATAGTCAAGCTATTGTGCAAGGAGGTTATAAAAGATGAATTAGCTGGCAGGATTGAAATAATGATTAAAGAGAAAAGAGACTAATATGTATATAGCAAGAGACAAAAACGGTGATTTGTATCTTTTTCAAACACGCCCAACAAAGCGTGATAAACGAAATATTTGGCTAGAGGAGTGTATCAATACTATGATTAAGCTAGATTCTTCTTTATTTCCCGAAGTAAGCTGGGAAGATGAAGAGCCGACAGAAGTTGAATTAGTAAAGAAAGGAGAAAATAAATGAATAAAGTAACCAATATCACTACTGTGTTTCGGTGTTTAAACCCATATCGGAATTGGTATAATATCATGAGCAATGACGGTTTCTATGATGTTAACGTTATCATTGTCGGCAAATTAGAGCTATTAAAGCTAATTATGGCTTTGATAAAATTATTGATTTTCAACAAAACTACTATCATAAAAAGATATAGAAAGGAAGGATAACTATGGGATTTACAACAGCAGCGTTTATACGCAAAAATACACCGGAACTCCGGAAGAAATTGGAGGAGTTGGGATATAAATGCTCTTCGTTGATTGAAGATAGACCTTGTTTATTTACAGCATCATATTTAAATGCCTATCATTCTATTCCCCCTGAATGGTTTGATGATGATAATCCTCATACAACGTATAATTGTGCAGGCCGTATTGATTGCGGAACCAACGAAGAGCTTTTCTTGGCTATTGCCGCATTGAGGGATGATACAAATGAAAATCAATGGTTTACCAATGGAGAAGAATGGGCATATCATCCAAAAACAGAATGTTGTTCACCATGTAATACTGTATATAGAACATTAGCTTTTGATTATATACCTAAAGATACTAACATGGTAAATTATCATAAGGCCACAGTGAAAGAGCTAATCGAACACTTTAAAGAGAAGGAGGTGAATCATGGATAGCGTACAGACACAGACCATTTCTATCAAGGGGAATGACGATGCTGTGGCATATATTGATTTTTGTGATGGAGATTTATGTGTTTCTGTTGTAGCAGAAGGCAAACAGGCTGATTTTCACTTTGAACCTATCACTTTGAAAATGTTTGCCCATGCTTATAAGTTACATTGTGAGGAACTAAAGAAAGGAGAATTAGATGAGAAAGTATAGAATATCCAGATACGGTTTGTTTTACCACATATTTGACGTGGAAATGAAAATGTGGTATGGTTGGATCGTGATAAAGAGATTTAAGGCAGATGTAAGCAATGTAGATACAATGATAGATGATATCATTTATTGCAATATGTTAGCTGAGGAACTTTTGGAAAAATTGAAGGAGGAATAACTATGAAATCAAAATTAGTGTTATCAGTCGAGCAAATGAAATATTTGCGGGAACTGGGATTAAATACAAGTGATGCAAGTATGTGTTATTGCTGTTTTTATGGCAATATAGAGGAAGAATGGGAACTTGAAATATATGAAGATGTAATTAATCAAAAAAGAGATAGTACATTTTTGGATATAGTCCCTACTTACACCTTTCAGGAAATTATAGAATTACTGCCGAAAGAAATTAAGACAGTTACAGATACTTATTATCTTACAATATCCACTTATGATTGTGATGTATGGTCTATATACTATTCAATGTCTGATGAATTTGATTACTATAAAGAGTTTAAATCAGATTCATTAATTGACGCAGCCTACGAGATGCTTTGCTGGTGTATTGAAAACGGATATATTAAAATTAATCAGTTATGAAAGCAAGAGTAAAAGCAACTGGAGTTTTAATAGACGTAATTCCGAAATTCAATATAAATGCGCAACATAGTGATGATAATTTATATGTATGCGATAATATGATTTTCAGAGAATGTGACCTTGATTTTTTGAATATTGGAAATTCAGCAATTGATTGGGAACAGAGACGCTATGAAATAGCAAAGGAAACAGTTACTGCAATAATGTCAAATGAAGATTTCTATCATCAGGTTTTATGTGAGGGAGCAGAGCATGGTCAAAGACAAATTCAAACTAATATTGCACGTGCCGCAGTTATATTTGCTGATGCTCTTATTGAGGAATTAAAGAAGGAGGAATAGCCATGCCAATAAGCGAAATAGCAGAATTAATACTTAAAATAGCGTTATTCATCCTCAATGCCACAACCGTTGCCATTGTTGTAATTTTGATAAGCAAATGGCACAGACGCATGGAGGACAAGCTGAATGGCATCAAAAGTTATATTCAGCATGTAGCGGACCGCAATGACATCGTATACATCAATCAGCTTGAAGAGATAAAAAGAATACTGATAGAGTCTGAACGTTACGAAGATGCAGCCAAGATAAGCAAGTGCATTGAGGATGAATACAGTAATCTTAAAAAAAAAATAGAAGACGGAGAATAAATAATTGATCCTTTAAAATGATTATGAAGCAAGAGATAAACAGCAACCTATTGGCGGAATGTATGAAGAAGCCATGAAAGTGAAATTCCTGGAAACCAGCGAAGAGATAAAGCTATATGCTTATGCCCTGTATAATGCGGAAATGTGGGGGAAGAGTGTAAAATAATAAACTGAAATTACTAACTTTGTGCTACATGTCAAGTGGCATGTAGCTAATCAGACGAAAAGACATGAAGTTATCAGTAAAACAGGAAAAATTTTGCAATTACTATATTGAGTGCGGGAATGCATCTGAGGCTTATAGGCGTGCATATCCAAGTAGTGAAAATTGGGCTGATAAAGTGGTATGGACAAAAGCGTCGGCTCTGTTAGATAATGGTAAGGTTTTGGTAAGGGTAAAAGAGCTTCAAGAAGAACTAAAGAGGAGATCAGACATTACAAAAGAAGAGGTATTAAATATGCTTAAAAGTTTTATGTATGCTGACATACGTAATTTCCTTACCATAAAAAACGGCAATGTCATTTTCAAAGATAGCGAAGATTGGACTGATGAAATGGCAATGCAGGTCGAAAGCGTGAAACAAGGAAAGGATGGGATTGAAATAAAACTAAATGGGCGTACATGGACTATCCAGCGCATTTGCAAAATGCTTGGCTTTGATTCTCCTCAAGATATGAATATAAACATTGTATCTCCTATGAGTAAAGAGGAAGCCAAACGAATAATAGAAGACTTATGATGGGGGAAGGATATGATTACATACGGGCATTTTGCTTGTCAGGAACATTGAACTATACGAGGTATTTCTTTAAAGCAAGATTTGGTCGTAAATTTGTAGTAAACGAACATCACGTAAAGATATGCCAGGCTCTTGATGATGTGATTGACGGAAAAATAAAGAAACTGATTATAAACATAGCTCCGAGGTATTCCAAGACGGAATTAGTAGTTAAGAATTTCATATCGTATGGACTTGCAATCAATCCATCTGCCAAATTTCTTCATTTGTCTTATTCTGATGATCTTGCTAATGATAATTCGGAGGAGGTAAGAGATATAGTTAAGTCGGAAGAATACAAGCGTATATTTCCTTATGTAGGCATAAAGAAAACTAGTGATGCAAAAAAGAAATGGTACACAACAGAAGGAGGTGGCATGTACGCTACGGCTGCTGGGGGGCAAGTTACAGGTTTTGGAGCCGGTGCTGTCGATAATAAAAACGATTTATCCGAAGCATTAGAAGAATTCAAACCTTCTTCTAAATTTGCAGGTGCATTGATTATTGACGATCCGGTTAAGCCTGAAGATGCGATATCTGACACTCCTAGGGAAAAAGTAAATCAAAGGTTTGAAACAACAATAAGAAACCGTGTAAACTCACGGAATACCCCTATCATAATCATCATGCAAAGGCTTCATGAGAATGACCTTTGCGGATATTTAATGGAAACGGAGCCAGGAGAATGGACTGTTTTGTCACTTCCTGTAATAGTCTATGAAAATGGAGAAGAGAAAGCCTTATGGGAGTTTAAGCATACACTTGAAGAACTGCATAGAATGCAAAAAGTAAACAGCTATGTCTTTGAAACTCAATATATGCAGAATCCTACTCCTATGGAGGGCTTAATGTATAGTAAATTTAAAACTTATGATACTATACCAATCACAAATAGGGCAATAAGAAAGAATTACACAGATACAGCAGATACGGGGAGTGATTATTTATGCTCTATTGATTATATTGATACGGAGATAGGAAATTTCATTATTGATGTCCTTTTTACACAAAAGGACATGGAATTTACCGAGCCGGAAACAGCTAAAATGCTTACTAAAGACCAAATATCCAAGGCGAATATAGAAAGCAATAATGGAGGAAGAGGATTTGCTAGGAATGTAGAGAAACAGATGCGGATAATTGGTAATCCTAGGACTCAAGTAAGCTGGTTTCATCAGTCAAAAAACAAGGAGGTTCGGATCTTTACCAGATCTTCCGAGGTGATAAATCTTACTTATTTTCCTACTGATTGGGAAAGGAGGTGGCCGGAGTTTGCGTCTCAACTGAAAACATATAGGAAGAAAGGGAAGAATGCTTATGATGATGCTTGCGATGCTCTTACAGGAACTGTGGAAATGAGAGGTGAAATAGATGTCCTGTACTACAAGAAAGAAGAGATGGGAGAAAATAACCATATATTTGTTGAGATACACCCGAATATTAATGGGCTATTTATAATGGTTTCTTATTGTGCTGTTGACGGAAAGATATTCATGATTGATTGCTTGTTCTCCGATTCGTTAATACCTGTTGACCAGCTTATTAATAAAATAGACGGGAATGCACAAATGGAGATACCTGTTGAGATGAAACATTATGCAGACGATTATAGAAGGCGTGTTGATCATAATTTGTGGGTAAGAGAAGAAACAGCAGACAAGAAAACCATGATTGAATCTTATAAATCGATTATTAAAACAATCTGTTTTCCAGAATTGGATGATTCATTTAGTGCATTAATAGCTAATATGTCTGATTATGACGGCATTAACAGTTTTGAAAGTATGTATGTGCTATCTTGTGTATGTGCTCGTGTGAAATCTTTAAAAATGATATAATCTTAAAAACAGAACATTCGTTTTTGTATAACCCTCGGTATTTTTCTAATTAATCTTTTGAGTATTTTAAAAATAGAACATTTTAATAATATTCATTCAATAATAATCAAATAAAATTTTTATGTAAAACTTTGGCGTTATAGGAAAAAGAAGTATATTTGCAGCGACCTACATAATGAATGGCGTGCGGAAGCTCGCTAATTGCGGGCTATTTTTATGCCTGTATCGCTGCATATAATATAGCGGCTGTTACCCCCGAGTGGAGAAGTTAATGCTCTCCCTGCCATTCATTGGTGTAGGTCATCGGGAAAGGACAGCCGTTTTTCTGTCTATAATGCCAATAAAGACCTACAAATTATGGCAAAAGAAATTATTCTATCAAAGGAAAGTAGCGAAAGCGAAATCAAAGCGTATTTCAACGCAGTATTAAAGTTATCACAATCCGATAACGAGTTTCCAATCAATTTTGATGAGGTGTGGATGCTTGTATATCAAGACAAGCATAAAGCTGTAAATGAACTTAAAGATAAGTTTATTGAAGATGTTGATTATCAGGCAGTCACCCAAAAAGTGGAATGTCAAAACGGAATTGGGTCTTCAAGACGAATTGATTATTACCTTACCGTTTCCTGTATGGAGTTCTTCATCGCCCGCAAAGTAAGACCTGTGTTTGAAGTTTACAGACAAGTATTCCACCACACTGTCCAGAAAACAATCGAAGATCAGAACAAACCCAAACGTGAGCCATCCTTAACAACAAAAGTTCGTGTTGGTCTTGAATGGGTAAAGGGTGTAAGTGAGCTGCTTAATCTTAACGATTCTTCTAAACTTTCATTGCTTGGGAAAGTAGCTACTCCTCTCGGATTACCTACTCCCGATTATACCCCAAGCAAAGGGATAGTAAAGTCCGCTACTGAATTGCTCAAAGAAAAAGGATTATCTATCAGCGCACAAGCGTTTAATCAAAGAGCAATTCAAAAGGGATTCTTATGTGAGATGAAAAGAAAATCGTCACATGGTAAAGACAAGCCTTTCAAATCCATAACTGAATCAGGTCTTTTGTATGGTGAAAATCAAGTTAACCCTAACAATCCTAAAAGTACTCAACCTTTGTGGTATGAGGATAAATTTATAGAACTATTGGGGCTATTAGGCTTTCAACTCACAAAATTGGCTTGATTGTATAAGCGACAGCATATTTGCATCACCCCTGTGTGTTAATTAATACACAGGGAATATACACATTTATATCGAATAATCACACGAATCACACCATAAAAATATATCACTATGGATATGTATGAAGTCTTGTTACAAAGAGTTGTTCTTTTGACAAACGAATATCTAAAACTAAAGGAAAAAATGTCTGAAATGGAGAAGGAGTTGAATACGAAGTATTCATCTTCTCCTAGGATAATAAAAATGAAGATTGAAAAATCGAAATAAACCAGTGTCAGGGGCATCGGTTCCGGCACATTGAAAGTTGACGCCATCGAAAAGAAAGAGTAGCTTTTAAAGCTGCTTTTTCTGTTTATATAAACATATCTATTTCATCATAAATAATTTATCTATTTTTATTTGGACTAAATAGAAATTATTTCTATATTTGCAGTGAGGATACCAATCCCTTCGTGTGAAGACGCACGGAACCTATACGTTTTTATACTATCGGATTTTTTCGTTAGTGTTTTTGTCCGTAAAGACCTCTTCATTTCGTAGGGAATGGTTATCTCAAATCAGGTAATCATTCTTTTTATGTCTAAATTAGGAAATTGGTTTCAAAAAAGGATTAATATATCTGTTCCCTCCATGAGAGAGACAGTAAAGGCTATTGAAAAGGATTCTAATGGGAATTTCTGGTATCTTTCCAATTTCTTCTCGCCATCTGGTAAAATTAAAAATGATTATGATCTAACATTGGATAGGGATAAAGCAGATTCTCTTCTTGTATGTACCCCGTTTTCTACTGTTGTAAATAAAATAGGTTCTCTTTTTGCGAATGGGAAAATATATGTCACAGATAAGGAAGGTAATGAAAAAGAGGAATATAACGAAATTAGAGAGTTGTTGTCACGTCCTAATCCACTTCAAACAAGGGTTGGTTTTTTAAAAGAGATTGAGATGTCTCTTAAACTTTTCGGATATTGTCCCATTTTTACAGTAAGAGCAACAAAAAAATCATTGCCACTCGCAATGTATGTCATACCTGCACAGATATTTCACATGGTTTCTTCTGGGAAACTATTTCGCCAGTATGATATAAAGGATATTGTTTCTAGCGTATACTTGGAGTGGGATGGTTTGCGGGAAGAATTATCAGACGAAGACTACTTTGTAATTTACGATAGTTCTGCAAATGTTAATGGTTCCAATCGAGATATAGAATTCTCTTCTGTTACAGACTCCCTTTCTATGCCGGTTAATAACTGGATTGCAGCGATGACAGCCAGTTATCAGTTAATTGTAAATGGCGGTCCCAAAGGTATTATTTATTCTGATTATACCGATAAGATGGGTAATCAAGTTATGACACCAGAGGAAAAAGAAATATTGGAATCTAAACTAAAAGAAAAATATGGCATTCTCAATAAATTCCCAATTCTGACATCAAAAATAAAACTTGGTTGGATTCCTTTGAATTATGACTCCTCCCAGCTTAAACTTCATGAAGAGGATGAACGATGTAGCAGAAAGATATGCAATGCGGTAGGAGTTGATTATAGTTTATTTGACGAATCCAAATATGACAATAAAAGCATAGCTGAAAAATCAGCTTATCAAGGTCTTATTATTCCTGATTCTGAAAAAGTTGCAGAAGCTTTAACGGACGCTATTTGCCCTAAGGGTGTTTTTATAAAGCTGGATTATACCCATGTAGACTGCCTTCAAAAGGATAAATCATCATCTTCTTCTGCATTTCAGAAAATGGCTTCTTCTTTAATTCAGTTAGTTGAAAAAGGTCAAATAACTCTTGATGAATCCAGAAATGAGCTAGCAAAGTTTATAGATATTGATCCTGATAATCCAAAAGGTGAATTAAAAACTAATAACTCTATTGAAAATGGATAAAACTAATAAATATAGCGGAAGAATGGGGATGCAGTATAAGACATTCTCCATTTATGCTAAAGAAGTAAACTACGACAACGAAAGCCGTACTATTAGCGGTTATGCTGCGGTCTTTGGGAATAAAGATAAAGCCGGAGATATATTGGTTAAGGGTTGTTTCTCGAAGAGTATCCAAGATCGAGGTCCAGAGAGTTCTGCAAATGACAAGATAATCATGTTGTGGATGCATAACATGAATGAACCTATAGGTCGGATTACAGTATTGAACGAAGATGAAAAGGGGCTTTATTTTGAAGCAATAATAGATGAAGTACCGAGAGGAGAACAGGCAATAAAACAGCTCGAATCTGGAACTTTAAACCAGTTCTCTATAGGTTATCAATATGTGTGGGAAAATTGCGAATACGATGCGGAAAAAGACGCTTTCATTGTGAAAGAGGTAAAGCTTTATGAGATATCAGTAGTCTCTATCGGTTGCAATGGGGAAACTGAATATTTGGGGTTAAAATCTATAGAAGATACTGAAAAAGCTTATGAGGAATTAAATTTCGAAATATCTGAAATGTGTTCAGGAATGTCCGCAACCAAGCAACAGAAGATACAAAGAATTATATCAAAAGCAATGTCACTTGCATCTTTCAAGCCGGAGAATCGGAAAGAATCTTCACTTGAAGAAAAGGAAGCCGACATGCATGGCAATAAGGTGAAATCGATGTTCAAAAATTTAAAATTAAAGTAAGTATGGGAAAAGAAGTGAAAAAGATTGAGTTTAAAGACTTTCTTGATACAAAAGGATTGTCCGAAGATGAATCTAAAGTTTTCGATGTGTTTTCCAAAGGGCTTGACGGCTATATGGAAGCTCTCTTTGATCAGTTTATGAAAGATGAAATTGATTCTAAGTCCATGAAGGAATCAATCGAAGATGCAACAAAATCTATTGAGGAGTTAAAGAAAGAAGTAAAAGGATTTGCAGATAGTGAATCTATCAATGAACGCTTAAAATCTTTTGAAGAAACAATTGTACGCATTAAGGCGGCCACCGAAAAGACAAAAGGAGGGACATATAAATTAAAGTCTATTGAAGATCAACTTCGGGAACAGTTAAAAGCTTATATTACCGAAAACCAAAATGGTTGTTCTACAGTTGATTTGAAGTCTGCATGCAAAGCATCTCCGGGCAATAAGTTAGAGTTGAATCTGGTAGTAAATACAAAGGATGCTGCGGTTATATCGTCTGGTTCTTTGGCCCCTCATTATGGTGTTGAGATCGATCCCAATTTATCTGTAAATCCAAGATCTCAAACTGTAATTCGTAATTATGCAAGTGTTTCTGGGACTAACAGCAGGTCGCTTATTTATGCAGAATATGTTAGTAAAGATGGTGATGCAGCTTGGGTTCCCGAAGGCGGATTAAAACCGTTAATGGATGCAACTTTAGCAGAAAAGACCGTTACGGCAGCCAAGGTCGCTATTGCTGCTAAATTCACAGAGGAAACTCTTTCTGATTTTCCAAGCTTTGTGAATGAGGTACAAACGGAAATGGTCAATAAGCTTGGTATAAAGGAAGAACAGGGAATTTTGGAAGGTACAGGATCGTCTGGAGAAATCAAAGGTGTGGCCGCAGATATGCCGGCTTTCTCTTTGACAAACTTCTATATTGACAAGGCTAATATGTTTGACGCTCTTGTTGCTGCTTATTCTCAAATCGTCTCCACTAGTGAAATGGCTTATCGTCCAAACTTGGTGTTGATGAATCCTTTGGATTATGCTTCAATGCAATTAACGAAAGATGCTAACGGACAGTACTTACGCCCATTCCGATACAACGATGAGTTGATTCAGGGATTAAGAGTTGAAACTACTACCGCAGTAGCACAGGGGGACTTTATCATGGGAGATTTCTCTTATTTGAATATTCGTGACTTATGGGCTCTTTCAATTTCTCTAGGTTGGGAAAACGATGATTTCAGAAAGAATATTGTAACGGTGCTTGCTGAAAAAAGGCTGATGTGTTACATCAAGTCGCAATATAAGACAGCATTTGTTAAGGACAAATTCAATACAGTTATTGAAGGTATTACCAAATCAATTTGATTAAAGTATGGGAAGAGAATATAATATGAATTTGACAAAACGCTACAAGGTAACGTTTATCAAAGATGGTACAATGTATAAAAGTGGAGAGGAAGTTATGGTAGGCATGCCTCTTGCCAGCAAGTTTTATGCAGAAGGTAAAATTGAAGCGACTAGCGAATTGGTTAATGATGCCAAGGCTTTAGGATGCGAAGAACTTTTCACAAAACGTAAAAAGACTAATTCATGATTATTGACGGTTCATACTTTACGGGGATTCTAAATATTGGCATTATCTGGGATATAGATAATGATTCACCAACCAGAATAGCGGAAAGAGATAATTTGCAATCATATATTGATTTGTATGAAAGAGAATATCTCCGACTTGTTTTAGGGGAAAGTATGAGCCGTAAATTTATTGAATATCTTTCATCAAAAGAAGATGAGGTCGATAAATGGGAAAAATTGAAGGATAAACTTTCTTTTCGGGGATATAGTCCGGTGGCTAATTATGTATATTTTCATTATGTAAGAAGATGTGGCATAAAACAGACTCCGGTAGGAACTGTATATGCTTCTGGCGATGAGAAGGCTAATCCTAATATTCTTTTGGTTTCTGCCTGGAACGATATGGTACAGATGAATAAGGACCTGTATGACTTTCTTGAATCAGATAAGGAATATGAAGGTTTTTCTTTCAACTGCACTATGCTTGAATGTATTAATGGAATGGGAATATGAAATCAATTAATGACATATTTAGAGATGTTGTTGCAGATACTGCTAAGATATACGGTAATAACGTATCTTACATGTTTGGGGATTGGGAATACATTGCAGGTCAATTGACAGAATGGAGTGAGTCTCAGAAAACAAGTTGCTTAAAATTCCCTATAATATGTCTGTATTCACCATATATCGAAGATCGTACATCCAAAACTTTCGGTGCGACTCTTGAATTTCTTATTATGATTGATACTCAAAAAGGGTATACTAACGAGGAAAGAGAGAAGGTTTCTTTTCAAAGAGTGCTTCGGCCAGTGTATGATGCATTTATTCGTAGCATATTATCCTCTCCTGACCTGATTAATGAATATAGCGGTATAGTTCCCCATTTGTATACGGAAAACTACCGATATGGCAGAAAAGGCGTGGAAGCTGACGGAAAACCATTTAGAGATTTCATTGATGCTATTGAGATAAAGAATTTGAATATAAAAATCAAAAATAATAAATGTTATGGCGATAGAACTTAGAGAATGTGCTGGTATAGCTCAGTTTAATACCGGTTCCTCAAAATGTTTGCTTGATCCCGGAAAGGTAAAGGCAATTATATTGACTATGCATGGTTATAAGCTACCGGCAAATGCGACTGCTGAATTACTGGAGGCTGCTTGTCACGATGATAGACCAAATCGAATCTTTCCGATTAAAACCATTATTGAATACGCACCTTCTGGCGGTGAAGCGAATAAAAACGCTGTCGGTTACGGTCCAAATAAAATCACTTCGTATTCAGCAAAAGATGATGTGTGGACTGTCAATGAATATGACGCCAGTTTAAAGGCAAATATCATGGCTGCTAAAGGAGTGGCTTTTGATGCCTATTTCGTGGATGAAAACAATGTTGTTTATGGGATGAATGACGGGACTGATATTTTAGCCGGTATTCCTCTTGCTGGTATATATCCGGGTGGCCAAGATTGGGATTCGTCCGGTACCGAGGCTAATTTAACGGTAGGCACAATGTTCAAGGACTATGAGAAGTATGTGAAAAATGCTGATTACCGTGTATATAAGTTCGATGTAGTGGAAGCCTTGAAAGGCCTTGTATATGTTGAACTTGTAAAACTGGATACCGGAGAGAACAATTATAAATTGAAAGAGCACTTTGGAAATCTGGATGTCACTTCTTTCTTTGGTGCGGTACTGGCTGAAGGTGCAACAACTTGTTTTGATGGTGAGGTGTCCGCTGTTAAATTTGAGAATGGAAATTTGGTTATCACAGCAACCGGTACTCCTTCCTTGAAGTCTCCGAAGGTTCTACAAGAGAATGGTGTTGTCGGCATTGAACAATGGGTATCATGAAAGTCGAGGGAATCAATTTCGTAGATGAAGAAGTGCGGAAAATGAAGAAAAAAGAGTTTATTGCTAAACATAAAGTCCTTTTTTCTGGTCGGACTGAAAATGAAAAGGAAAGTATTCTCTCTGATATCTATGATAGAATTGTAGGTGTCAGATCTCCTTCAGAGAGTATTATTTAAAGTGGTTATTTTTCAGAGGAGGGAGGGCTGTAGCCTTCCCTTTTTCTATTATTTATCAATTGAATATGGCTACAATAAAAGAAGCATTGGATAATGTGACAGCTTTTGTTAATGGGTTTGAAGGAGAGATTCAAAATACCATGGATTCGAACAAATCTCTTGTTAGGGAATTTGTGACAGAGCAGTTGTATTCAGGTGTAAATGGGAATGATAAACCATTGCGACCGACTTACTTGAATGACCCTTGGTTTGCTACTGATGAAGCCGGGAAGTGGAAGAACAATGCAAAGGGGTACGCTAAGATGAAGAAGAGAATAACAAAACCTACTCCCTCTTTCCAGGGCTATCCGGCTAGAGATATTTATACTCCCAACCTCATTATAACAGGCGAATTCTATGATTCTATACGTGTCTCTTCGTCCTCAAAGGGATTGAAGATAGAAACAAGAGGAAGCGACATAGGCCCGGATATAGAAAGGAAGTATGGGAGTGCCATATTGGGAGTAGGAGGGAAGTCTCGTGAATACTTCCTCAAATATGTACTTAATCCGGCTCTCAAAAATTACTTTTCAAAATTTGGCGTATTATGAGTTGTTGGTGTCAAGGCAATAAGAGGCTTGCTTCTGAAGAGAAAATGCGGGAAATCGCAAAGAAGGCGGCTAAAATGGAGAAATCAGTGTATGTTCTATTCAAAAAAGAGGATGGCAGTATTTGGTATGCAAAAGAGGGAGAAGAATACAAGGGTGTTTTCGTCGAATACATATATCCGTAATACGAAGAATAGAATAATATTTGGTGTGCATTGTTAGAAAAATCACGGGGGTTATACAAAAAGTTTAGGAAAAATAGAACAATAAAACACCGTCGAGAGAAAAATAAAATAATTGTTTGCCAAATAATAAAAACTTGCTATATTTGTAGTGCGATACAGCTTGGGGAAGCGCATATAAGATATTAAGTATTTCCATAGAGTTGGGAATATATAAACAGTGCCGAAAGATCCTCAAGCGTTCGGTGCTGTTTTTTTATATTCCTGTGTGTGAAAGGGCACACTACGAAAATTGTATGAATGATATTCAGATTTTCAAAAATGAAGCTTTCGGTGAAGTGCGTGTAGCCGGAACAAGTGAAGAACCATTATTCTGCTTGGCAGATATTTGCAAAGTGCTGGAGTTACAAAATCCAACAACTGTGAAGAGTAGGTTAGATAGCGAGGATGTACAATTGCTTGATTTACACGCCCTAAATTATACAAAGGGTAGTATCGGAAATACAAAAGCTAATTTTGTTACTGAATCAGGTTTTTACGATGTAATCCTTCAAAGTTCTTCTCAAAAGGTAAAACCGTTTCGTAAATGGATAACTAGTGAAGTGCTACCTTCAATCCGCAAACATGGCATCTATGCTACCGACAATATTATTGACCAGATATTGAATAATCCGGATTTCGGTATTGAACTTCTCACTAAGCTAAAAGAGGAACGGTCGGCACGCATTGAAGCGGAGAAACAGGTAGCTGTGCTTACTCATGTCAATAAGACCTATACATGTACGGAGGTTGCGAAAGAGCTAGGGCTTAAATCGGCAATTGAACTCAATAACCGTTTAAAAGAACTTGGCGTACAATACAAAGTTAATCAGACGTGGGTTCCATACACCAAATACTCTACGCTTGGTTGGTTTGATATAAAGCAAGAGGTTGCTGACAACGGTCATATTATCTACCATAGAAAGATTACCGGAATTGGCAGACAGGGTATCATCAATCTGTTGGCAATGTGATTAATCAAAGAAAGGGCAGCCCTAAGCTACCCTTTCCCGCTGATTGGCGTCAACTAATGTGCCGGAACCGAAGCCCCTGACTTACCCTTTATTTATAAACTCTTGTAACACCCTGTTTGTCTCGACTGCGAGTGCGGACATTAGAAAGCCGTCTTTGCACATCTCACGTACTTGCCCGAATATCCGCTTTAAATTGGATTCCATGCTTTCTTTTGGGTTGTACGCAACTTCTTCCTTTCCATAGGGTATCATCCCACCGTAGATACTTCCGTGTTTATTGCGACCGCTAGCGAGCGTTTGTTGCAATGATTGGTTGAATTCCTTGATTTGCTTTTTGACGATGCGTTCTGCGTACTTGGTGCAACGCTCGGATCGGAGCTTCTCTTCCATTTCGTTGAAGGCATTGATGTAGGCTTCCTTGAACTGGGCGGCTACCTTTCCGGTGAAACCCATGGCGAGGAAGGTGAAGCCGTCACGGGTCATGTAGTACATGGGGTAGACCTTGCTAACATTTCCATTTTTCTTTGTGTAGTCAGAAGGCGCAAAATTGCGCTCTCTGAATAATATGCTACAATCCAGCAATTTAATCGCTTTCAGTACATCTTTATGTGCCTTCCTGAAGTAATCCGCAACCACCAAAGAAGAGGTCACGGCTTGACCGTTTTTCGCTTCTACCAAATCAATCCTATCGGTAGACCATAATTCCAAACTTCTTGTTTCCATAATGATTTTATTTATTATTTAATGTGTTGATACTATCGTGTCGCTCTTGCTTAGCACATGAAAAACCTGTCGTTATCGTCACCGAACATCTTGTATCCGGCAAACAGGCTTAAAACGATGATTGTCATTTCTATCATAATCGTATATTTTAACGGTTATGCAGGGCTTTCGCCCTGCTGGTTAATTTACTTATTGATTACTGTAATAAACTCACATTTAGCCCAAAGAGATAAGTCGTTACTATTCATATACTCTTGATTTTTTGCTTCGATTGCCTTTGCTTCTTGTTCGCTGATTTCTTTACCGTTTACAAAATACCGTTTCATAATCTTTATTTTTTAGTTGTTATTACTTTATTTCCTTTTTAATGTTACAAATGTAAGGGTCTATAATAACATTTGCAAACCTTTTATCTGTAAAATGTAGTTATTTAATAAACTTTTTCATATAAGTGTATGTTGTGGTATATAATTACATATTTGTTAACTAATAAATGTTTTGATGCAATAAATAGCTACTTTTATTGCATTATTGGTTATATTGCTTTATATTTGTGGCGTTTATTATAATATACTTTCAATTATGGACATAAAAAGCATTATTAAAGAGAAGGGCTACACAATACAAGATGTAGCAAAAAAGATGGGGGTTAACAGAGTTACTCTCACTCTTACTTTACAAGGGAATCCGACCTATAAAAAACTGAAAGAAATAGCTGATGCTATAGATTGTGATATAGTCGATTTTTTTCGTGATGAAGTCTCAAATTTGAATACAAATCAAATTAAAGGGGAAGAACTTACAGCCCTAATTCACCACAAAGGAGAGTTCTATAAAGCCACCACAATAGCCGAATTAGAAAAAATTGTAGCTGAAATCAAAGAAAAATAGGCTTTATCGGTGAAATTTGTATTGTTTATTTGTTGAAATTATTTTTAAGGTATATCTTTGTCAAATAATTGTAAAACACTAAAATACACACAATCATGAAAAAAGTTCTATTTATTCTCCCATTGTTATTTGTTTTATTGGGATGTTCTAGTGATGAAAAACAAAATGAAATTGATGAAAAACAACAAGTTACGTTAGATTTATCTATTTTAAAGGCAAATTCATATAATAAAGAATACACTGTTAAGATTAATGCTAATTGTAATTGGAGTATAAATTCTGAGAATCCAGATTGGATCACTCTTTCTAAAAATAACGGATTTTCAAACTCCAACCTTATAATAACTGTTTCAAAGAACGAAACATATTCAGACAGGAAAACTATATTAACTGTCGCAAGTGAGGACGGTTCATCTAAAGCAAACTTAGAAGTAGTTCAAGAAAGCAATAAAGGGATTGTGGCGGATGATGATAAAAATATAATGTTGGAAGGTAATGGAGGTGAATTTTCTATAAAGATAAAAACAAACATAGAAAATTTATCAATAGATACGCCTTTTTGGATTACATTGATTGATAATAAAACAAGAGCATTAGAAGATAGAACTTTAAATTTTAAAGCCTCTATTAACGATTCAAAGAGTTCACGTAGTGGAGTGATTTCAATAAAGGGAGAAGGAGAAGGATTGGAATATACAGTGAGTCAAGAACCGATTAAGATATTTCCAAGCAATATTAGTTTCGTAGAAGGAGATAATTTATTGTTATCTGATAATTCCAATTATGAATTAGTTCCTGTGTTTTATCCAGAGAATTGCACAGAAAAGGAATTAATATGGACTTCAAGCGATGAAAACGTGATTAGTGTGTCTAATGGAATATTGAAAGTTCATAATAATGGGGAGGTAATTATTAGTGCTAAAAATGTAGAATCAGATGTTACAGCTTCTATAAATGTAACTGTTAAAATAAAGGCTATTCGTATAATTCCGATTTCAGAAGGAGGGGATTATATGTATACGGCAAATTGGGGGTTTGGATATAAAGGTAAAATAGGAATAAAGGCAGAGCCTGATAATTCATATCTTGGGGACTTAATATATCATTCAAGCAATCCAGATATTGTATCTTTTGATAATAACACTTTTGTAGCAAATTCTTTTCAATCAGGTACTTCTAGAATCCAAATAACAGACTCATATAGTGGAGAATACGCTTATGTTGATATAGCAGTAAAAAGGGCTTTTCTTGCTGCTGGAAGTAAAAATATAAACCAGACAACGGGAAAGCTCTTAATCTCTTATAAAGGTAGAATATATACGAATACTTCTGATAAGTTTGAAGTAATGAGTGTTACTTTGGTCGATGAAAGTGATCGTTTAATAGCAATAGCAAGTGAAATAGAATCTCCTTCCAATAATGTGTACTTTTATACCGATCATGTTGATATGACTTCTTTGTTCGGAATAACAGTTATAAAGCCAGGACAATTACCAAATTTGAGATTTTTAGTTCATTATAAATATTTATCCCAAGAATATGAAGAATATGTAGATGTTGATATCTTGAACCAAAAGATATAGACTCTAACACAAGCGATCTCATCACTATTAACCAAATAACACAATATAATCATGAAAAAGATTTTATTTTTATTAGCAGTATTATTCACAGTTGCATCTTGTACTACGGTTAATTATTCCGAGAAAAGATGGTCTATAGATTTTAGAGAATATATAAAAGATCCCAATTTCACGATAAATCCTACAGACATATCAAATAAGGACTTTGAGCCTATTGGTTTGATAAAACTGGAGTTTTATGTAGGAACAAATGTAAAAAAGGAACATAAAGGTCATGTACGTGAGGAGGGAGGTAAATGGACTGCAAAATATTATGTTCCGACTTTGGAAAGGATGATCTCTTTGTCGGTTGAGGAAGCAAAGAAGATTGGCGCCAATGGAATTATAAAGTTTGATCTTATCAGAAAAAATAAAGCAAATGGTTCATATCCTGTGTATGAAGTTACAGGGGTGGCTGTAAAATATTAATAGAAAGATAAGGTGTATGAATCCTAACCCTCAAATAAAATATAATCATGAAAACATCCAATTACGCCTCCAGATTATCCGTCAGCTGTGGCAAGAAAACGGACAGCATGGAGAAACTTGCAAATTTATGTGAGCAAGAAGCCGAAAAGCTAGTGAAAACGCTGGATATTGCCGAGGGAGATGCAATATCCGTAATTTTTTCTACAATACCAGGTCCCGGATTCCCTGAACTTATCTGTGTGGGAGTATTCAGTAGGGACGAGAGTGGAAAGATCGTGTACGAACTGGATTTCTCGGAGTCAACATTGTAACTCATTCCCGCCCCTCTTGCGAAGGGCGGTTTTTGTTTCTAAAAAGTTAAAACCGTTAAAAACCAATAACAGATATAGTTAATTGTTCAATCAATCAATCAATCTTGATTTGTATTATTTATATTTGCGACATTAAAGTAATGTATCTTTGATACGTTACGAACAAAGATAGCAGTAGTACTGTTATTTTATAAAAAACAAAGGAGAATTGAATATGAAACCCTCATCTTACACACAAGAGGTATTTGTTATAGAAAATCCCTCAAAAGCACTATTGGACTTTGTAAATAAGTTGAGAGATAGAAAAATGTCTCAACAGGAGAAATTACGCAATAAAAAGAACTGTACCATTAAAATCAACGTATAATCTTCCCTGAATGGATATTTCCGTTTCTATCAATTCTAAATCAGAAGATGAGTATCGGATAATATTATCTCCATTTAATTTGGATATAATCCCGTGTGAGGTGCGGGAAATATTTGGAGATAGTATTGAAATTGCAGATGTCACACTTGAGAGAGTAAAAGGTGATAATCCCACTGATATTGGAGTACTTCTAAAAATATCAAATGTTATAGGTGAAATTTTCAATGATAATGAGAACTTGATATTATATTTCTACTGTGATGACATACACGACATTTTAAGAAGGGATAAAGGAGTAACCCCACAAAAATTCAGAAGCAATTTGTTCTCAAGAATGTTTGATAAATATATGTTGTCAAATGGAATTACCGATATAATAAACACACCTATTGAGATTAAGGCAGACAGACATATTTATATCCATTTGATATCAAGAAGTATTCATTTAGAATATGTAAAAGCCATAAAAGATGTCATAATGGATATGGAATCAAAATAGAAGCGGACTAACCTCCGCTTTTCTTTTGCTATCCCTCCTTATATTTATTCATTCTAAATAGCTTGTAAAACTCCCAAAATATTTCTATATTTGTGCGGAAACTATGCCAAGTGGCATGGTACTTAATTCGCACGTTATATGGCTAATGAATTAAAAATTACCGATGTTGTCGATAAAAGCGTTTTCGACGATCTAAAGAAGCTAAAAACAGAATTCAATGAAAACTATGCTGCCTATAAGCAATTTATAGAGCTATTGGCAAGTGGGATGAAAACCAGTCCTAAAAATTATCAAGAACTTTCCGATAAATCCAATGCGTATAATAATGCGTTAAACAACCTGATTACTACCCAAAACAAGTTGGCGTCTATTCAGGAAAGACAGAATAAACTACTTGGAGACTATGGAAACAAGATAACAAAATTGCTGACGTTAAATACATTGCCTAAGCAATTTGATGATCTGACTAAAACCATAAATAAGCTTTCAGGTTCTCTTGATGCGCTTTCTTCTAAATTTCAAAGTACCTCCAGTGCACAAAATTCAGCCGCACAAGCTAATCAATCTTATGCGCAATCGGCAAATCAACTGAATCAGGCTATTTCAACTACAGAGGCAAAATACACAGAAATAGTTGATAACATATTAACCTATGATAGCCATGTAACTAAATTAACAGCAGATACGATTCAAAATAAAATTCGAATAAAAGAGCTTAACGATGAATTAAAGTCTTTGGATAAGGAATATAAGAATGGGACTATTGGAATTACTGAATATCTCAATAAATCAGCCCTGTTAAAGCAAAGACAAACAGAGTTATCGGAGCAAAACAAGCAATATTCCAATTTAATCCGGAATCATTCGGCGGTTATTATTTCAACTGCTAGCAGCTATAATGAAATGAATGCTGCGGTATTAGCTCTTGAAAAAAGGCTGAAAAATATGCCTAAAGATTCGTTTTTGGGAGTTGAAGGGCAAAAGACCTTACAGCAAATACAGACTTTAAAGAATGAGTTAAAGTCTATGGATGCTCAAATGGGTAACTACCAAAGAAATGTAGGTAATTATGCGTCTCATTGGAATGGATTAAATATGTCGGTTCAGCAAGTCGCACGTGAATTACCCTCTTTGGCTGTCGGGTGGAATACTTTCTTCCTTGCAATATCCAACAACTTGCCGATGCTTGCCGATGAACTGAAAAAAGCAAGAATAGAGTATCAAGCAATGCAGGAAGCCGGACAAAAAGGTATTCCTGTATGGAAGCAGCTTACAAAATCTATTCTTAGTTGGCAAACAGCGTTGGTAGTAGGTATTACTTTGCTTTCTGTATATGGAAAAGATATAATGGATTGGGTAGCAAGCTTATTTAAAGGTAAGGGGGCAATAGATGATATTGTTTCTGCTGAAAGAATGTGGGTAGATGCGATAAAAGAAGGAAGATCTTCTTCTATCAAAGAGAGAAAAGAACTAGAATTATTATATAAAGCAACCCAAGATACATCACGTTCAATGCAAGAAAGAAATGCAGCTGTTGATGAGTTGCAGAGGAAATTCCCTGAATATTTCGAGAATATAAGCAATGAAGATTTTTTAGCCGGTAAGGCTGCTGATTCCTATAACAGATTAGCTGGGCAAATCTTGAAAACTGCACAAGCAAGAGCTATACAGGATAAGCTAGTAGAAAGATCTAAAGAACAGTTGGAATATGAAGACCAATTAAACAACTTATTTTACGAACGTAGTGTTTTGAATAATAAAATACGGGATGCAGAAAGAAGATTGACTAAAGGTCCAGCTGCTGCAACTAATGCAGCTAGAGATATTTATGATCTAGGGAAAGAAGCTGCTGATTTAGATGAAAAAATATCTGAAATGCAAAATAAATTGAGAGAAAATGAGAGGCAAACTATTAAACTTGAAAATAAACTAAATATAGACGATTTATTAACCCCCTTAGGAAAAACAGAAAGTGAAGGTAAAAAATCAGCTGATGAACAAGCCAAATACCAAGAAGATATCGCTAAACGCCTTTCCGAAACCCGTATTTCCCTTATAGATGATGAGTATGAAAAAGAAAGAGCAAAAGCACAAAATAAGTATGAGGAAAATATAGCATCCATCAAAGGTAATTCAGAAGAAGAAAATAAATTAAGGGCTAATTATGAAGAAATACTTAAAAACGAATTGCTGGCTATTGACAAAAAATACTTGGAAAAAAAAGATGAAGAAGAAAGGAAGAAGATAGAGGCTTCTGTTAAGTATCAATTGGAAGAAAAGCAACAAGAATATGCAACATTAGCTATTGCATATTCTCAAAAGATGCAAAAAGAGATTGATGATGAATTAGAACGATACAGACAGGGAGAAATTTCTAAAGAACAATACGAGAAAAACAAAGCTGAAATAACTCAAAAATACGCTCTTCAAGAAGCTCAAAGAGCGATTGATCTCCTCAAAGAACAAATCGAGATTTCTGGTCTGTCTGATGAGGAAAAGTTTAAAATAAAAGAGGCTCTAGCGAAAGCTGAAATAGATTTAGCTAATAAAGTGCGTGACGATAAGAAGAAAGCCAGAGATGAAGAAACAGAAGATGAAAAGAAGTATTGGGCAGAGTTGGAAGCTTCATTGCAGCATTTGGAATATGTCAGCAATAATGCAGTAGATGGATTGGGCACATTATTTAGTGGGTTAATGAGCCTAATTACAAAAGTTGTCCGTGATGGTAAACTAGAAATTGAAGATTTATTAGGTAGTATCAGTGCAATATCAGAAGGGCTAACTTCTATTATGGTTGGAATGTACGACCAACAAATGGAGAAAATAGAAGAGCAACAGGAAAAGAACGAGGAAGCTGGAGAAGAAGAGATAGAACGTATTGAGGAGCTGGCGGAGTCCGGTGTTATCTCTACAGAGGAAGCAGAAGCTAGAAAAAGAGCTGCCGAGCAAGCGACAGCAGATAAAAACAAGGAACTGGAAAAGCAAAAAGCTGACTTGGAACAAAAGCAGGCCAAGTGGCAAAAGGCTAATTCTATTATTCAGACGACTATTGCTACCTCTCAGGCTATAATGAAGGCTTTGGCAGAGGCCGGACCTTTCGCCGGTCCTATTCTTGCGGCTGTAATCGGAGCTATGGGAGCCGCCCAAGTAGCTATAATTGCCTCGCAGCCGATACCTAAATACGCAAAGGGGACTGATAATCATCCCGGTGGATTGGCTATTGTTGGTGATGGAGGCAGGCAGGAGGTTATTGAAACTGATAATGGTGCGTATATTACTCCTTCTGTTCCCACTTTGGTAGATATCCCCAAAAGAGCGAAGGTTATCCCTAATTTGGTCGATTATCGCAAGATGTCTTTACATTCTGATGCTCTAATGCTTGATCGACAAATGAGAAACAATAATGGAGAACCGGTTATTGTCAATGTCAATAACGATTATACAAGATTAGAGCGGAAATTTGATGATTTATACGGAGAAAGTCGAAAGACTAACCGAACATTGAGAAAAATATCAAGAGCATCTGATATGCGCTCGATTTTAAGAAGACTATAATAACTAAGAATAAGTGATATGGAAAAGATTACATTAAAAGTGGAACTAGAAAGAGATGATATATCTTGTATATTTAATCTTTCGGGGAATAAACTGTCTGAAGAATTGTGGGATAAAATGAAAGGTAAGGATTGCGTCGTACATGATGAAGATCTAGGAGAAAAATCTGTAGTCTTAAAAATGCTGTTTAGTTCTATCGCTATAGAAAAGTTATTAAAAAATGAATGTTCAAATATAAAAGCAAACAGTCCAAATCAGCAATCTAGGAAAGGTGGGTTTGCTGAAAGAATAAGGGCGATGGAGCAAGAACGAGAAGATATGAGAAAGGGACTACGCCCGCCAAATCTAACTAATGATGAACCAATTGTTTATTAATATAACATAATCAACGTGTGAAGGAGCACGTAAAAACTATGCTATACACCGACCTAGATAGAATCCCACTGGATACATTCATAGATGTATTTACCGGAGATAAAAGCAAGCTTATTATCGAAGGAAAACACTCTGATGAAGAACTGTCCGAACAATCGGAGAAACTCATTACCGAATATGTAGAGATAATCGGAGGATCCTCTTTTCTGTCTGAAATGTCCCAAAGAAACAATTTAATCAACCTTCACATAAAAATTGAGTGTATGAAGGGAGTTGAAATTATGATTAAAAACAAGGATTGGGAGGATGCTGCACATATTCTTTCAGAGTTTGGATTTTCATATTTTCCCTCCGAACACGAAAAGATACGCAAGAAAGTATATTCTATCCTTTCTATGAGTAAATATATGCTTGAACGAATAAATGCTAAGGAAAAGCCTGAAAATAACTCAAAAATGGATAAAAACTACTTTGCAAGAGAAAGAGTGATGGTTATGTCTCATTTTGGAATGCAAATCCGGAAGAACGAGATTAGTGCAAAGGAATATGCTTTCATGCTAAAGCGTATGTGTGAAGATGTAAAGTCTATGAGCAAATCGATAAAACATAAATAACCTATGTATTTCAGATGCCAGATATTAATAAACGGAATATCTTATGAAGCGACCGATGATCTTAAGAATTGGGATGATTTCGAATTGGCTTATAAGAGAAGTAATTATGACGGGGTAATCCGGTCGTTTAGTACAAAATTCGAATTTGTCAATCGCTCCTACGAGCTTTTAAAGGAGGAGTTTGCAAAAAACTATCTTTCTTCTAAAGCCGGCATTGCTTTCTATAAAAGGAATAATAGCTGGAATTGGGATAAGATATTTCATTGCACATTAGATTTTGGAACTTATTCGGAAGACGGTATGGTTGTCTCTATCAATGCGGTTGACGATAATCTCGCTGCTATCATCAAGGCAAAAAGGAATATTCTGTATGAATATCCGGTAGCCGATCTTTATACCAGAAGTTTGAATTATGATGGCTTGAAGTTTCAATATGAGGCTAAATATGTATTAGGAGGAAGTACTTATGAATCGGACGGTGTTCAGTATGTTAATATAACAAGTATTTCAAGTGGTACTAATGCATATACAATTCCTATATATAAATTAAGCAATAGCGAACTTCCTTCTCTGGATTCCCCTATAATTTTTAGCGACGCCCAATTTACCAAAAGTAGTTTGGAGAAAGGGGTACCTTTTGCCGAAGCCTTAGCAGATGTTCATGTTGATTTTAATTTTACAACAGACTATTATGTACACATATATCAAGGAGTAGTTAATAGTATTAAGCTTCGGGTCTTCAAGAAAGACCCTGGTGGGGCTATCGAAGACGTGTGGTCGCATTATAGTGACGGATTTTACAAATATATCAATGAAATTATACCAATTGATTTGATAAAAGGACAAAAGGTCTATTTTATGATGGAGTTGACTTTTGGTACTCCTATAACGAATAACGTTGACGTAGTTTTCCCTAACTTTTCATTGGGAATAAGCTTTATGTCTAGAATTAACACTGTAAACATAGATGTAATCTCGCCTATTACAGTTCTTGGAAAATTGCTGGATAGCATGACCGATAGTACCGAAACGTATTCCGGACTTATTGATGATTATGATCCCCGTATGAGCATGGATAGGCTTTCTACTTCCTATATCATGGCGGCGGAAAGTGCCCGTGGCCTTCCGAATGCAAAACTATATACTTCTTATAAAAAATTCTGCGATTGGATGGAGGCTGAGTTTGGTTATGTACCTGTTATAAATGAAAACACTGTGACCTTCATGCATCGTGATAAACTGTTCACTTCAACGGTAGTTAAAGATTTAGGTACAGAAATAAACGATTATGAGTTCTCCGTGAATGACTCTTTAATATATTCTTCTGTAAAGGTTGGTTATGACAAAGAAGATTATGACAGTGTTAACGGCCGTGATGAGTTCCGGTTTACCAATGAATTTTCTACCGGGCTTAACTTGCGGGACAATACCTTGTCTCTGATAAGTCCGTATAGGGCAGATGCCTACGGGATAGAGTTTCTGGTTCAGAAAAGAGGCGAGGATACTACGGATAACGACAGTGATAATGATGTATTCTTTGTAAGTTGCGATCAAGACGGGGTGAATCTCAAATTGTATAGGGCATATACACCTTCCCAGCTTTCCGGGTTGCTAAGTCCTGAGACTATGTTTAATTTTCAATATTCGCCACGTTTTATGCTGGAGGCGAACAAAAAATATATAGGATCTTGTACTGGAATGCTTAAGTTTACATCTTCTGACGGAAATAGTGATGTTGCTATCAATGGTGTGAAAGAGACCGACGATTTCCCGACATCTGGACGTTTGTTTACAGTGTCGGAGGTAGAGGTGAAAACTAGCGATATGTCTACTCCCAGCGATTTAACCGGTTTGGTGTCATTTAGTAATAAGGGTGAAATAATAACCGGGTATATAAAGCAGATGTCATTGAATGTCGCAAAGGAGAAGGCCGCTACATATACGCTGATCGTAAAAGAAGTGAAGAGTTAGAACAATAAGAGGATTGTTAAAGTGCCTTCTGTTGCTTATATGCAATAAAAAGGAAAATCTTTTGCTATTTTTGAGATTATTGGTATATTTGCAGTGAAGTGTCATGTGGCACTGTTACCCACTTAAGAACGAAAAGACCGTATGATTAAAATAGGAGACATCTGTCCATTGTTCTTTAATCCTATAAAGAATAAATTCCAACAGGACATAGACTATATTCAACGTTTTCATACTAATGATAACGTTCTGATCCAAATCTTTTCAAATGATTCTTCCCATACTGTAAGGGCATATCTTAGGAATTTGATAGTCGGGACTCAAAGCAGTATCAGCCTATTAGAATATGAAGTCAATGATAGTACTAAGATGTACTATTCTAATATAACCGGGTTATCGGATTCGGTTTACAAAATAGAAGTTGTGGATGCATCCGGAGATTTCTATGTCTTAAGCGAGCCTTTTGCTGTTTGCTCTGATAGCCTGATGCTTGAAGAAACATCTCTTATTTCTTACTCTCATAAGGATAATAATTCTCCGTTTGATAACATTTTCTGGATCGATGATGCACAACAGGTATTTAATTTCAGGCTGGAAGCCGGTTTTAAACCGGGAGGATTTTCGCCTAAGATAGAAAATGAACAATTCCGAAACCAAAAGCAGGAAATTATAGAATTATATTCTATTCCATACGACACATTTTCATTAACATGTGGAAATGCGTCAGGAATCCCTTACTGGTTCGCGCAGTTTATCAATAAAATCTTATGTGTGTCCGACTTCAGAATTAACGGAAAAAGATATGTACGTTCAGGAAACTCTACTCCTGAGATGTCTCCAGTATCGGAAGACGGACAGATGTTTTCCGTGTCTATTATCTTGGAACCATTGGAAAATGAAATCTCCGGAGTTGGAGGAGTACCCGGAAAATCTTCCGCTATTAATCTTGTCGGATTTAATGTTGACAATCCTAGGAATGGTGAGATGCTTCAGTATGACGAGACGAAAGTTGCTTTTGTTAATACTAACAAAATAGAGGTATGATGAAAAAGAATATATCTAAAATATTATGGCATGGAAATGAGGTGGATGAGAAAGGGGCACCTGTATATCCTCCTGCCGCACCTGTTGATCCGACAGAAGATCGTTCTTTGGAAGGGTTAAATAGAGGTGAGATATATATACATGATGAAGATTCATCTCCGCGAATTGTAGTTCGAACAGATAAGGGAAACGTAAAGGAAATAGGAGGTGGGGGCTCGTTAGGCCAGGATATTACGGTATCTTCTCCTCAGGTAGGGTATGTAAAGCCGGGAAAGGTTCTTCAAAAGGGAATGTCTTACGAAGAAATATTTATTGCAATATTTAGTGGCGTCAATAGCGCTTCCTTGGTTTCCCGTCTCTCAACTCCTAACGACGTTGAGTATGGAACAAGCAAGGGGATGATAACTTATACCTCCAATAAAGGTAGTCAGGGAACGATCGTAAAGGCGTATTATGACGGAGATGAAGAAAATGTTATGGAATTTTCTCCTGAATCCAATGGCATACAGACGGCAACCAGAATATTAGAAGGGCAATATTTAAAATACGAAACATATACGGCTACGGTGGTATATTCTGCAAGTGAAGATGGGAAAACTCCGGAAGCAACCTTGACTGATAAGATCAGTGTAAATGTCCGCCGTAAATGGTTTGCCGGTATATGTTCTTCTGTTCCCGCCACTTCTGCTGAAGTACGTGCATTAGGAACAAGTGGACTTTATAGCGGCCCAGGCACATATAAGTTCTCTGTAGATAAATGGAAAACGATTGCTGTGTGTATTCCAGCAGATGTGATCAAAGAATTGACATTGACAGCTTACCCGGGCAACTTCATAGAAGATACGGGTATTACTACCGGTCCGGTGGATATTTCCGTAGAAGGAGCCAATGGAAGTGCCGCTATTAGTTATAAGATGTGGGTTATTCAGACACCCGGATTGAATGACCCTGATACTTTCACTTTTAAAACTGCATAAGATTATGGTGAAGATAAACGGAAGTAGTTTTGCATTACAATATAAAAGAACAACGGGAAGACCTATTGATTCCACTGAAACCTTCAAGACATTGGAGGATGCGACATCGTATGCCCGCAATACGGACGCGGAAGAGTATTTCCCGTATGCCGGTCAGATTATTTCTGTCGAAATAGGCGAAGGCGTGTATAAACTGGTGAAGGATGATTCTATATCTGAAGAAGACGGTAGAAAGCATTATCGATTATCTCCAATTATTACGGAAGAAGAATCCGGGAACAAATATCTTAGCAAGATAGAGGATGATGAAGCTAGAGGGTTGATAACTTTCCTTGCCGGTATTAATGTTAAGATCAAGGCTGTTATTCAGAAATTGATAGCCGAAGACGCAACTTTCTCAAAGGAAATATCATCAAAAGACTACGTGCAGAACCTCATAGGCTGGCTGATTACTCCCGAAGGCCATATTGACGCAAAGTCTTTGCGGCTGCGTGATTTCTTGGAAGTACCGGAGTTGCGGTATAACCGTGTGTCTATTGTATCCGGTGAAGAATGGAATGCTCCCGGCGGTGGTATCATTGAATCAGTAGATGTAGCGAACAAGACCGTTCATTTAAAGCTGGAACCTGGGGAGGTATCACAAGTAGAGATTGATGATATCTGTAAGGGAGTATTCAATAACGATACCGGTTTTCAGACTGCGTATTTTCGGATTACAGAAAAAATAGACAACGCTTCCTTTAAATACGTCCTCCGTAGTGGATATACTTTCAATCCTTGTAAGGCGATGCATTTTGTCGCATACGGTAATTTCACTAACGCTGAGCGCCAAAAGTCATGTTACTCTACACAGAATTACATCCGCTTCCTTAAGGGTGTTAATAACTGGGAAATAACGAAGGAAATGATAGCCATGCAGTTGGGTGACTTATCTAACCTGAAGCTGTTTGGCATTGATATGTCCGGTCATAGCGCATATCTCAATAGAGTATATATGACCGGAACTATCAGGCAGATATCCAGTGACGGTGTGACTGAGGTTCCCGTTCCGGCATTCAAGGGTGAATGGAAATCCGGCACATACTGGTACTACGATGAAGTGACTCATAACGGCAGTACATGGATATGTATTGAGTCTACTACTACGCAGGAACCGTCAGATTCTTCTACGGACTGGTTGAAAGTCGTTTCTGAGGGACGTCCTGGAGATGATGGGACAAGTCTTGTATTTAAAGGTGAATCTGCTTCCGCTCCGTCGAATCCTCAGAACGGATGGTATTATCGAAATACTACCGACAAGAAATGTTACGTATATCAAGATGGGGCATGGCATTTAATGACTGAAGATGGGAAGCCGGGAGCAGATGGGGCAGGAAGCATATCCGCAATCCTTGACGATGGAATGCAGTCTGTTGCCTGCAATTCTTCCGGTGCCGTGATATCTGGCCTTCCTCTTACTACGACTTTTTCGATGTATTACGGAACCACTAAACTGGCTCTTGATTCTCTCACAGTAGGAAGTATTACAGGAGTGACATCATCGGCTAATAAGAGCACAGGAGTAGTAACTGTATCTGCTATTACTGCCGCAGCTTCTGATACAATCCGCATACCGGTGACAGGCAAGGCTTCGTATAAAGACGCACAGTACGAGAGAACTGTTTACCTGTCTGTAAATAAGGTAAAGCCGGGGTCCGATGGCGAGAATGCTATCATCTACTCCTTGCAACCTTCCGTAAACGTAATAAAAAAGAACGCTGATGGTAGCAGTGAAGTATCCAAGATTTCTTGTCGGATAATGAAGACGGATGGGGCTTCTACAGTAGTGTCTTCTCTGCCTGCCGGTTATTCAATGGACTATGTCATTGATTCTGGGACTGCAAATGGATATACTCCAGGAAGCGATGTCGCAGTATCTGGAATAACTACTAAAATACAGTTCCGACTTTATAGTGAAACTTCGGGAGTAGTGCTAGTGGATCAGCAAACCATTGTTGTCCTCAAAGATGGAAGTAACGGGAAGCCAGGAGATGATGGCGTAGGGATAAAAGATGTTGATGTATTATTTTATCTTTCAAGCTCTGCTACTTCTCTGATTGGAGGATCATGGTCTACTACATCTCCGACATGGGTTAATGGGAAATACATATGGAGTAAGACAAGGGTTATTTACACAAATACTACGACGTGGGAGAGTGATCCTACTTGTATATCCGGAGGCAAGGGAGAAAATGGATTAGGCATCAAAAGTGTTATCGAAGAATACTATTTATCGACGTCGTCTAGTTCTTTAATTGGTGGTTCATGGTCTACAAGTACACCTGCTTGGGTAAATGGGAAATATATATGGACCAGAACGGTTATCACCTATACCGATAGTTCATCGACTACTACGGAGGCTATTTGCGTCACAGGAGCGAAGGGGGATACGGGAATTGGCGTTAAGAGTATTTCCGGGCAATACTATTTGTCTACATCATATAGTACCACTACGGGTGGCTCATGGTCTACTACTGTTCCGGCATGGAAGGACGGTAAATATATTTGGACACGTTCTGTTATAACTTATACAGACAATTCTTATACGGAAACTAAACCCGTATGCGTGACAGGCGGAAAGGGACCTAGCGGGAACGACGGTAAAGGAGTGAAATCATTTGGTATCTTATACTACCTTTCGACTTCTTCCAGTTCCTTGGTTGGTGGTTCTTGGAGTACAACACCTCCGACATGGCAAAACGGAAAATACTTATGGTCTAAGACCAAGGTCACTTATACGGACAATTCTACATGGGAAAGCGATCCGGTTTGTATTACTGGAAGCCAAGGACAAACAGGCCTACCCGGTGCAATGCTCCGCCCGCGTGGAGTATGGGCACCAAATACTGAGTATTATCATAATGATGCATTTATAGATACTGTAATCTATAACGGCCAGAACAAACTCTGTAAGATTACTCATACATCTACTTCTTCTTTCGATTCAACGAAGTGGGAAGAATTCAGTGAATTTGTGAACGTAGCTACCAACGTCCTTTTGGCTCAGAACGCAACTATTGATGTGCTCGGTACTTCGGGGATATTTGTGGGTAATCTGGAGAAGACAAAGGGTTGGTTAATGACTGAAGGCTCTATCAAGCATAATCAGACAGGTGTTGAGTTAACTGCTGACGGAAAAATATCTCTTCCTGAAAGTGGGGGAATGACCGTAGGCGGAAAGACTTTCATAGAAGCCGGGAAGATAAAGACGGAGTTTATTAACGTTGATACTCTTGAAGTGACAAAATTAAAAGGGGCAACGGGCACTTTCAAAGAATTACAAGCTATTGATAATGCAGGCAAGATACAAGGCAAGATTTCTTTTAATACAGAAGGCTCTGGAGATAATGTTTCCTCTTCGTTTAATATTGATTTTTCAAAGACTTGGATTTCTGGGGATTTATATCAACAAGGGTATAATTCTGTGGAAGGTCGCTCATGGAGATTTTACACATCTGATTTGTGGTGCAGAGGGGAATTCGGGCATAGGGTAATGACTACAATTAAAGTTTATGCTAATAATGATTGGAATTTTTATGTTCACATCTATGGTCATGGATCAGATAATAATGTAGATAGATATCCTCAATCGGGACAACCTATAGATTGCATTGTTATGGAAGGAAATGGAAATTATGTTTTGCGTATTTGCGATTCTGCAACGTTCAAAAAAATAACGGTCGTTAATAGTTCTGATTATCCTAAAAGAGTGGTATATAATCAGCCTAATTCTCTAACTTATACTATTGAACCTTGGAAGTACGCAATATTTGTGACAGCTGATATTGCTAAGACTTCCCCACCATATTACGTTAATAACCTGTTTATTAAATAATTGTAACAATGAAAATAGATTTTAGAAAAATTGAACTAGTGGATCTCGAAGGGAATAAGAGTACCATCGATGTATCTAAATCATTTGGAAATGCGATTTTTCAAAATACAGGTGATCTTGGAGAATTTAATCTTGCACAAGATATACACCGAGAAGGAGAAGTTGATATATCGCCTGAACAAGCGGAATCTCTAAAAAAGTATACACAGCTATTTACTCGTGTAATTGATCGAATGGCTGTCAACGAAGCACTTTCAAAAGTAAATCAATAACTTAAAAAAACAGATAAACCTATGATTCTACTAGTATTAATGTCATTCATCCTCATCGCCGGGTATGTCTTCGCGATGATAAAGAAGGGTAAAGAAATCCCTTATTCAATTAGTGACACCTACTACGCCCTGACGCATAAGTTTTGGTTTACTCTTTGCATGGTCGGCTCCGGTGCATTGCTTCTTCCTGCTGCATTGGAAGCCAGTTCCGAGAACAGCCAGTTTCTTGTATTCCTTTCGGTTGTCGGGATGATTGTATTGGGTGTGTCTCCCAACTTTAAAGGAAGTCAGAAGGCATCACATTGTATCGGTGCTGCCATGTCTTTAATCTTCTCCCAAATATGGGTAGGTTGTAATGCCTGGTATTGGCTCTTCTTATGGGTGGGACTTATTGCATATTTGGCTATTTCGATAAGTGAGAACTGGACGGGTAACTTCATTGTGACTCTTGTCAAAAGGAAACCTATGTTCTGGATTGAGATAATTTCGTTGTTAACCGTTTATCTGACTTGTCTAATATGAAAGAAGCGATAATCCATACCACTACTGGCAGTTTCGCCGCAATAGCCGGAGCGTTTGTTGCCGAATCATTGCAAAATATGATTCCATGGCTGATTGTTACGTGTGCGGTAATTCTCTGTGATCTCCTGTTCGGAGTAAGGAAAAGCATGCTAATGGGTGATAAAGTAAGATTCTCTCGCGCAATTCGTGCGACCATGGGGAAAATGGTCACTTACTTTGCTTTCGTCTGCATGGTCTGTATGATTAGCGTAGCGAGTCATAATGAATATTCTATTGATGTGTACTCCTGCTTATTAGTATGCTTCATAGAGGGATGCTCAATCGTTGGGAATATACTGAAGCCAAAGGGGATTAACATCAATCTTATCGGGGCTTTGGGCGTATTTGGTAAGAAGGTGTTTAAGGTTGACAAGGAGGATGTGAAGGAAATTATAGAAAAGGAGGAAGTAGATGAATTGGGTAAATAGATTCGAGACATTAGCCAGCAAGCTTCTATCCAAGATAGGATTAGATGGCATGGCTCACATTATAGTGTGCCAGAACTTGGTAATGTGGCTATCAAAGTTTACGCCTTTATGGTTGGCAATCATTATAACCATAGCAATCTTCATACTGAAAGAGATATACGATAAGTATTGCAAGAAAACAGAGTTCTCAATTAAAGACATCATCTGTGATTGCGTGGGTTTGGCGTTGGGAGTATTAACATTAATTTTATAGGAGGAAACACATATGGCAGATGTGAAGAAATTGGCACCGTTTATTCTAAAGTGGGAAGGCGGTTTTGTTAATGATCCGGATGACTTAGGAGGAGCAACAAATATGGGAGTAACAATCGCTACCTATGAGGCGTATTGTAAAAAGAAAGGCTATCCTAAACCGACTATAGAGAGACTAAAGAATCTTTCCAAGGAGGAATGGACAGAGATATTGAAAACTATGTACTGGGATAGATGGAAGGCAGACGAGATCAAGTCTCAGTCGGTCGCTGATATTTTAGTTGATTGGATATGGGCCTCCGGTATTCATGGTATCAAGATTCCGCAGGAATTGGTTGGTGTAATGCCGGACGGAATTGTCGGACCAAAAACTATAGCGGCAGTTAATTCTAAAAATCCACGCGAGTTATTTGATCGTATCAAGATTGCCCGCTTCGATTTTATAGAAGATATCTGCCGGAAGCGTCCCGCAAACAACAAGTTCAAACGCGGATGGCTGAACAGAATTAACGATATCAAATTTGAATCATAATAATAGGAGGAACAATCATGGCATTAACAGATATAACCTTTGCTAAAGGCGAACGTAATTATATAAGTGATACTGTACAAGTAAATTCGGCAGAAATAGGATTGCAGATCACATTTGAAAAAGGAGGTAAGCTCTGGGTGTATATAAGCTATGACGGAGAAAACTTCTCTGTTGTAGAGAGCAGAAATTACGATAAGAAGTTCGCCCGTCCGATTGTCGGAATAATCCCCGGACAATACATCAAGATTGAATGTGAGACGCAGCCGGTCAAGGCTCAATATTTTGAATCAGAAGAGTAATGGGAGCGATAGGATTAAATCCGATTAGGCTTGATGCGATAGGGCTTGATCCTATCCGCTTCAATGCGATTAAGTTGGGAGTTCCGGGAGCTTCTTCCGCTACTGACCGTCCCTACATCTCTCCCGATGTATTGTCTGCCTTGGCAGGTGTATGGATAGCTGACGGCAAGAGCAACACTGATCCCGACCGCAATATCATCAAGAACAAGCTTCCTGGCATGGGAGGGGATTTTGAGCTTCTCAACTTCGCGTATAAGCTTAATAGCGGGTATGGGAAGTATGAAGAAGACTTTACAGCTTGGGGTAGAGACGCTAGCGAACTCTTAGATGTCCGCCCCGATAAAGTCATAATAAGCGATGTTGGAGGAATCAATTCTTATCGTATGATTATATGGAAAGGAAACACTCATACTAAAGCATTTAAGGCTAAAGTAACAGGTATTCCTCATAATGGAAGATTGATATACTCGTATGCACAGAATGAAGGGGATGCTCTTACTAATATTAGTATTGATAATGACGGTGTTTACGAATTTCCATATAGCTATGGATTTACCAAAGGTCATGGATTTTTGATTGATTCTGGTACAGAACTTGAAGATTGGATAGGTTGTACTATTGAATTTATTCCTTCTTTACAAGGCTCACTATGTACTGACGGAGTCAACGACATGATTGTCAGTCAGAATCCTGTATCCGAGATGCTGGACGGAAGCAAGGAGTTAACGGTTGTGTCCATGATTCACCAGATATCACCAGTCCCTGATAGCTATGGATTTACTAATTATATAAGAGAAGGTTCTATATGGAGTAGAACCAATGTTAAGACTTCCGGTAAAACAGGTATCTATGGATATAAGATATCTAAAGGTAATACAGAGGTGGGAGCAAGTAATCTAATAAACAATATACTTGGTGATAAGGCTGATTACGAAGCAATGGGTTATAATATAACTAATTATAGTGATATTAATTATAGTGTCGCTGGTTATATCAAGGACGGTAGCCCTACGGAAGTTTCCTCTGTTGCTTGGTACTGGACTTTCATCGCCAAACGAGCATTGACCACTGACGAGATTAATCAAGTAATAGCCTACTACAACTTGGACAAGTATGTTATGCCTGATATTTACTACAATGTGAAGAAGCAAGGTCTTACTAACGATACCCCCGATGAAGATTGGTATCTTAAAGACTTTAGTGGTAATGGACGTGATATGACGTTATATAATTATGCTAGAACTCCAGAAAGTGGTATTAACGAAGAAGGAGGCTTGCAATCAGACGGAGTAGATGACTATGGTCAGTTTGTAGGTGACTTGGGATTGAAGGATTACACTGTGGCTGCTGATAGAGCGTATCAGGATGAAAATGTAAATTGTGTCCCATTTATATCTTCTGTTGGAAGAACGGGAGGTGCTCCTTTTTTAATGGAAATGGTGCATCCGACGTCTCATGTTACCTATCCTTATAGTTTTGGTACTCCAACAGAAAGCGTTGTATTAAATTCATCAAGACAGATCTCATATCAGTCTACTTATGTATATAACAGGAACAGCATAGCTAGAGGTAACTCTGTTAAGACGGGTGACGGACTAACAATAGGCTCAAATGAGGGAGTCTCACAATATTCTAAATTATGCTTGTGGTCTTTCCTACTATTCCCCTACAGCCTTTCTGAGTTTCTGTTGGAGCGCCAGCTAAAGAAGCACAAACTAGGCACTTTATATCCGGGTATGGTGGAGTTCAGACCGATAGTGAAGAGCAACATCCCTTATTCGTCGATATCCTACTCAGTTAATCCGGGGGAATACGTTGCTGAGGGTAGTACGGTCACTATCACCATAACATTGTCAAATTCCTCTGATAAGCTGGTCGATATATCATCTAACGCCATTAGCGACATATCCATATCTGGAGGCAACGGTGTCTATGAAGTAACCGGAAAGATCAACAAGTCACCTCAGAAGATCAACATAGTTATCTCCAGCTACTTGACAATGTTAGACAACGAGACTTTAATAACCAATGAAACATTAATTAAAAACGAATAAGTTATGGAAAAGATATTTGACATAGCAAAAGACTCTGAACAAAAGTGGGGTACTTTAGCTACTGCGATTGATGGGAACTTTGAGGAAATATTTTCAAAGGTAGATAAAATTACTGGTATTGAAGCCCAAGCAATCGACTTGAATTTGTATGATTATCGGAGTGGATTAATAACAAGTAGTGATTTAGTTTTCAGAACTAATGGAAATTATGGATTGACAAAGCACAAGGTTATCCCTGTTGTGGCGGGAAGAAATCTGATGATTACACCGATAGATACGGCTCATGGAGCCTCCGTGTTGCCTGTAAAAGATTGCGATTTCGTATCCGGTTCAATTGTTAATGCTTGTGACGGATATACAAGCATTGAGACTCACTACTTTCCATTTGAGATAGTATTACCTTCTGATTGTAATTACCTATATGTCTATTGCGCTAATTCATCTGGAGTAAGCTATGAACCTACCAATATTGAATACAAATCAGAATTTGGATTAATAAATGGCAAGGTTGATAAACAGCAAGGAATAAACAACGCAGGGAAATTTCTCAGAGTTGGACCAGATGGGCTTGTGACTCTTGACGAAGATATTCAATCCGAAGATATTAAAACTTGCATTCGTAGAAAAGTAAGTAAAAAATTATATCTTGGCGATAACCTTATCAGTTCAATTGTTGGCAATGGAGATAACTGGCAATACACAGAAGGGGTTTATACGCATGCTATAGGCAATACAGATACTCTTATTTTTGATCATGCTACTATTGAGGGTGAAAAATATGTAGCAATATTCAATTATTCTAAAGTCGGCACATACGAAAAGGATGTTTGTGTTAGTATCGGTGAGGGGGGATTATGTGATATCTATAATGGAACGTTAGGTAAATTCTATGTTGGTATGATATCGGACGGTGGTAGTCTTAAAATTACCGCATCATCAGCATATGATGGAAGTGTGTATGGAGTGGAACTTCGTAAAATTGTTTCTGAGGATGAGGCATCAATAGAGGTAGAACTTGATTCTGATAGTAATAAGCACTACGAAAATGTTGAAGGAGGCACAATGACAGATAACATTACAGGCTGGTGGAACATTGCAATAGGTGCAACCGATGCCCTTGCAAAGAACCAGAATGGATCCCGCAACATTGCAATAGGTCAGAGATCGTTAAGCTCCTTAAAATATGGAGCAAGGAATATCGGTATAGGAACATTCCCCCTAACGCGCCTAATTGAGGGAGATAGAAATATAGCAATAGGTTCTGATGCGGCGTGGTATATACCAAAAGGAGAGGATAATGTAGCAATAGGTAAGGCTGCATTGGGAGAGGTTAGAGGGCAAGGAGAACGCAATGTCGCAATTGGGACAAATGCGTTAGGGCAGACAAATAGCAATGATTTCGTCGATAACGTAGCTATAGGGCATAGAACATTAAGTGGTGGTTCTGCACATTTTGCTAAATCAAAATGTGTTGCTGTCGGGGCATCTGCTGGTGTGCGTAATAACACTAAATGTGTTGCTGTCGGGGCTAATGCTGCATTGTATATAGAAGGTGAAGGAAATGTTGCTATAGGAATGGATGCAATGAACAATTATGATGTCGACGGTAAGAATAATATCTGTATAGGACATTTAGCTAAACTGCATTCTAAGAGCACTCCGGCAGTGATAGAAAATTCTATTGTTATAGGGTACAATGTTAAAGCATCCGATAGTAATCAGATCATAATAGGTTCATCTTCTCATACAGTAGTTGAGATAGCAGGTAAGAGAATTATCTTCAACGAGGATGGGAGTGTTACTTGGGAGCAAGTATAATTAGTCTGATAGTAATTCAATAGTAAAGCATATGAAATACACTGTATTCCCAACAATTGACTTGCAAGAGGTCCCTCAGGAGGAGATAGACAAGCGTAACCTTGTTCCTCGCAAGAGCGTAAATGAGAGTGAAACTTTGATGAAATGCCAGCACTATGCTGAGTTATTTCCTCATAAGATGATTAAGACTATTGCTGATGACGGAACGGAAGAGTTGTCTTTTCCTTATCCTACCTATGAGGGCGAGGATTTAAATGTATTGTTGTCTAGTCCGGCTTGGACGAGCAAGGAGATCCTATGAAGTCCCTCCCTTGGATATTAGTCTGCCTGCTTATATGTGTTCTCGTATGGATGCGTTGTAATCCGCACGAGCCGTCACCGGTTTATATAAAAGGAGATACCGTACATATCCGGGACACAGTAAGAGACACAATCCCTAATATGGTAAAAGAAACTCTGAAACGTACCGATACGGTATATCTACCTATTCTGATAGATACAACGTCCGACAGAACCGTAGAAGGAGATTCTATTCCGGTACTGATACCGATAACAAGCAAGGAGTATAAGACCGATGATTACCGGGCGGTAGTCAGTGGATATAATCCCAGCCTTGATTTTATGGAGGTATACAGAGACAAGGAAATTATTACTCTTTCACCTTTACAGAAGAAGAAACGCTGGGGATTGGGCTTGCAGGCAGGATACGGTTATCCAGGTGGTTTGTACTTCGGTGCCGGAGTTAGTTATAACTTGTTTATGTGGTAAATTACCGGAACTACTATCTTCACAGACCGTTTCCGGTATGAAAAGTTTAAGTTTTACTTACATAACAAGGAAAAATGTTTTAAAAGAAAGGAGGCTAAAATGATACATTAATTAATACTAAGCACTAAGTTTATCCGGTAAGTAGAAGGCCGGTTATCATAACAAATGTAGCTCTTTGGGGGGCAGAGTAAAAAGAACCCCCGACACATTAAAGTTGACGCCAATCAATACTTTAATACACCAAAGCATACATCGGTTGTGTCAGGGGGTATAATATCCTTAACATTCCGAAGTATGCTTTTGTTCTTTTGGTGTATGTACTGATTGGCAAAGGCAAAAGTACAACAAAAAAATTAATTACCATGTGTAAGTCAGAGATTTTTGCCGAAATATTGAACCTTGTAGGAAAAGAAACTGAAGTTTCCACAGAATTAATCCTTTCATCAAGTAAAGTGACTGAGGTTGTCGATGCCCGCTCCATTGTAGTGTTCTTCCTTACTGAATTCGGTCTGTACCCTGAACAGATCGCCACTTTGCTTCGCAAAACATCAGCCAGTGTACGTTACCTGATATCTACTTTTGAGAGTCGAAAAACAACAAACAAAATGATTGCAATATATCTGCAAAATATTCGCAAATCGCTTGAAAATGAGCTCTAATTTACGCAGTTTCTATTATATACTTTTGTGATGCGGTTGATATTGACCGTAATAAAAAAGTATAAATCTCTATGGAAAGAACGTATGTTTTTAACCAAGACGGTGGAGCGGCTTCAGGCAACGGTCTGCTTGCTTCTATTCTTCCGTCTTTGCAAAACAGAGGAATTGATACCGGATACTTGATGGGGCTGCTTGGAGGCGGCAATGGTAACGGTGGTTTCTTTGGTAACAATGGTGGTTTTCAAGACATCATTGCGCTTATTGTGATTGCGGCTATTTTTGGAAATGGCAATTTCGGCTTTGGCGGAAATAACAATCAAGGAGCGAACGAAGGAAGAGAGATGATCATGCAGACACTTAACCGAAACGGTGTCGATATTGCATCACTGGCACAAGCCGTGAACACTTCTTCCGATCAAATCCTTGCCGGTATTAACTCTGTATCCCAGGCAATCTGTGGTCTTGGCAACCAAATGGGACAGAATACCAACAGTATCCTTACCGCAATTATGCAGGGTAACAACGCTCTGACATCTCAAATCTGTAGCTGTTGCTGCGATATGAAACAGCTTGTAACCACACAAGGATATGAGAGTCAGCTTGCAATGTGCAACCAGACCAATACATTGGTTAATACTGCAAACCAAAACGCATTGTCATTACGTGACGGTGCTACTGCCAACACGAATGCTATCCTTGCCAAACTTGATGCAATTCAGAATCAGGCATTACAGGATAAGATTGCATCTCTTACTGCGGAAAAGGCAACTCTTACGGCTGAAATCTCCCAACGTAATCAGAATGCTACAATCCTGAATGCGGTAGGTCAACAGATTGCTCCCCTTGCAGCAGGATTACAAGCATTGCAAAGCGATGTTGATGGAATCAAATGCAAGTTACCTAACACAGTTCCAGTTCAATACCCTAACATTGTTGGTGTAAACATGGATACTTACCGTGCGGCTGCTTTCGGTGCTTATGTTGGTGACTCAGCATACGGACGTAGCGGATGCGGTTGTAATAACTACTGGGGTTGATTCTGGTAAGAAAGGAGGTAATTATGTGGCCTAACTTTTTTACAGGATTTCCGTTCTCGTTTCCGTCAATAGGAAGAGCGAATTTCAATACTCTTCCTACGGTGGCTGTAACTGTCGGTACTGAAAATGTGACTTTGGAGCTTCCTAACCATGCGTTCCGCAACAGGGACTATGTCGGAGGGTTCTATGTCAATCTTCGTCAGGCGATCCCTGCCGGTACGACTGCAACACTCCCGATACTGATAGGGACTAACGGGGACACAAGACCGTTGATGGCTTATAACAATGAGCCTGTAACTGTTGCAAACTTGGCTGGAACCGGCATCTATGAGATTCATTACAACAAGTACACCAACGAATTGTATCTTGTTAATGGCGGATACAGACCGACAACGGTTCCGGCTCCTACAGTAGAAACCGCTTCTTTACGGAGCAAGTAATAATTAACATGGAGTTTTGTGGTATTTTCCAAAATGGAAATAGCCACACTCCTTTAAAATTAAACAATCATGTTTCAGAACTTACGAGTAAACAGTACGTTATATCTTCTTCACAGAGGTGCAAATCCAAGTTTGGAATGTGGGCAGGTCGTTAATGTAAGCCCTATAAAAACTATATATAAGACTGTTCCCAACATGCCTTATCCACAGCCTGTCCAGGTTATTGATTTTGTCGTGAATATAAACGGACAGAATGTCAATTTGCAAGAGATACCGGCTAATGCCAATATTGCTGATGATGTTAAAACAGGAATGCTGATTACAGGGTCAAGAGACGAGATGAATACCGAGGTCCTTACTATGAAACAGAAGAGTGAGGATGTTCTAAAAAGCGTGGAATATCATCAGAACTTTCTTGGGGTATGTGACCAGATGCTTGCCATGCTTAACCCTGAATTTGCAGCCAAGCAACAGCAGGAGCAGGAAATATCCGCATTGAAAGGGCAAATGTCCAATATGGATAAGAACATGCAGGAGATGAGCAGAAATATGGCTGACCTCATTGTACAGAATCAGAAGTTAATGGAACAGCTCGGAGTAATTGAAACATCCAAAACAAAGAAATAATTATGGGAATGTGGACGATAAGAGAAGAACACGATGGATATGATCGTGATTTCGGAATGAGAGGAAGAAACGAGGTTGAAGAAGCCTATCGTGAAGGTTGCCGTCATGGTTATGAAAAGGCCATGAGTGAAATGCGTGGCGGTGGAATGGGATTCCGTGAGAATGGACGCTACGACAGCGATGGCATGAACGAGCGTCGTATGCCGGGTTATTTCCCGGAATCCCCTATATACGGAGATATGGGAGAGCGTAGACGTAGGCGTTCAAACGGTGAGTTCTATTAATCGTATGAGGGGAGAAATCCCCTCTTATCCTAAAAAGCAATTAATTATGGGACAAAGACTAGATACGTATGACAAGATGCCTCCGGCAATGAAAAATTATCTGTCGTTATACGGTTGGCACTTCTCTAAGAAGATGTGTGAATGGGCTGTTTCTAAAATGGAAGTTGAGAACAAGGCTACCAAGCAGAAGGAAAAACTCGTTCCGATCAAAAAGGAGGAAGTAGAAGAGCTTCTGAAAAAGTACGGAATTAAACTGGAGAAAGATTCCGGGTATGATTGCGTATATGTAGCTAATATGGCGAAAGCTGATTATTATAAGAGTTCCATTATAGATGAATCCCATTTGGCATTATTCTTGAAGGATTACATAGATGATCCTGACGGGTATGACGGTCTTCCTTTTACCCGTTTCTATGCGGATTGTATCGGAAGTGGCACACCTATAATGTGGGATGATATGCTCTGATTATGATAGTTCAAGATTTCTACATACCGAAATATGATTGGATAGTTAAGGTGTACTATGCCGTAACGACTTACTGGACCAGTGATATTCTATGCGCACTTCACCGTATCGGTTGTAGAGGAGAGGATTTCAAACAGGCATACAGAAACCTCTCTTCCGGGGTTCTCAATACCGGTCTTACTTATTCGAACTTTGAGGACCGTGAGACTGTGATGGTAATTGCTCTCACTTCTTCCCCGGGAGAGTTTCAAAACTCATGGGACCACGAAAAAGGGCACTTGTGCCGGCATATCTCACAGGTATTCAATATTGATCCTTACGGGGAGGAAGCCCAATATCTTTCCGGTGAGGTAGGTCAGAAGATGTTTCCAATAGCGAAGAACTTCTTGTGTGAACATTGCAGGAAGAACTTATGCCGAAGATATTAAGGGGCATTTTGTCAGAAATACAGGCGAAAATGAGAGAAAAAGACTACATAGATGATTTGATTTCACAAGCAGACGACCGATACCACTCGGATTTCTGCCGGCTTCTGCTAGTAATGCTATGGAACGCCTAGAAAAGTGGCTATACTGGCTGATTCCTCTTGCGATTATTGCAAGAGTTGTATCTTTGTGCTTGTCCCTGGCTATGTAGTCGGGGATTTTTTATACCTTTGCCGAAAACAAAGTTATTATGGCGGAGGAAAATAAATACAACCACGACTCGGTGAATGAGTTACTGACATGGGCTAAGGATGTTCTTGACAGCAAGAAATATCCTTCCGGAGAGTTCCAATTGGATAAATGTGCGAAGATTCTCGACTGCGGGAAGTTTCTGGATTCAATGATTTCGGTTATCTCTAGGAACTGGGAGAATCCTACTTTTCATCCTAGTATAGATCAGTTGAGATTGTTTAAGGAGAAGATAGGAAAAGCAGCCGAATGAGCTGCTTTTTTGTATTTTAGTCCCTGTTTTAGTACTTCTTTTTTATAACTCGTTGATTTTTAGCATTGTTGGTAGTGGGTACGAGAA